ATCCTGCAGCATACTGAAATATTTGCCAATATCACGTATACCCTGCCTCCATCCGTTCTCATCGCCTGTGTTAAAGCGTTTTATAATTTCTCTTTCAAATGCTTCACGGTATAACCCGGCAAACAAGGCGTTCTTTAAACGCTTACCAGGAATAAGCGGAGTTATAAACGAAATAGCAAGTACAGCACAAAACACTGTGGTTGCCGGTAACTGCACATCCATTTGCAGGGCAACGCCACATGCAACAAAAGTAAATGCCAGGGCAAATGCCAGGGCAAACAAAATAACCTTTAAAGAACTGGTGGCAACAGTAAAGGCAGTTGCGATGCCGCTAATTTTTTGTTTCATTTTTACCGATTGATTTTTTGAAATGTTGATCTATCGGTAATCTCTGTTGGAGTAGAGTTTTGTTGGGGCCGGTACTATACCGGGTATTGCGTATTATGAGCAGCGTTGTACAACTTATTGAAAGCTTTCTCCTGGTCGCTGCCTGCAGGTGCTTTACTCATAGCTTCCAGGCCGTCCGGGTCTTTCTCTGCCCACTGGTCTAAAGTCCAGTCTTTGCGGTCTGCAGCAACTACAGTAGTAGTAGTGCTATTATTGGTATTGCTGTTGTTGTTGGTCATCATATCAACAATGCTGGCCACCGGCTTAATATCATCCAGAATGCTTTTCATTGCAGGTACGCCCATTGCTGTGGCCACTCCCAGGTACTTGCTTTTTTGCTCTGCAGTAAAAGTCGTTTTTAACTCAACCTCCTTAGCAGCAATAACGGCATCAGCCTGTGCAGTTACACCACCGGCCTGCTGTTGTTTAAGAGAATTGTTCTCATTAAAAAGAGCGGTAATTTTTGCATTAACTGCATCCAGTACAGCCGTATCACTGCTGTCGGCAGTTACATTGGTTAAACCATGCTGCGTAATTAACGTCTGCCTTTGTTCCTTTGTCATGTCGTTGTTGTTTTGTTGTGGAAGATTATTAATAGGTGCAGCAATGGCTGCATATTGTCCAAAGATTTTTTCAACCGGTGTGCCTGCTTCCGGTTTATCCAGGATAACAGGATCAACACCATCTGTTATTGCTTTTATCAGCCCCATACCCAGGCACTCCTTAGCCGTAAGCCAGTAGTCGGTGCCGTCCATGTATTTTTCCGCCTCGGCTTTATTGAGGTTCGATTTTTTCATAACACCGTTTATGAAAATCTCCTCCATATTCCTAAGCAGTTTACCGGTACTAAAAAAGTCTTTTGAATTACCACCGGCATAACCGTATGGCGCATGAAACATTTGAAAAGCATTCTCTGCCATATACACTTCATCACCGCTAAACATTACAACCGGCATCATACTGGCAGCAACACCATCAACATGAAACACCACTTTAAGCTTACTGCGCTTAAGCGTGTTATGAATGGCCAGGCCTTCAAAAACTTCACCACCATAGCAATGCACCCTTATTTCCAGGTTGGCATAACGCTTGGCTATGTCATCAATAGTATCATCAAAGTCTTTTGCATTAATCCACCATGTACCTATGTACCCATGAAATTTTATCTCAGCAGTAGTGGCATTTTTTTCGGTGTACTTCATTTGTGATCTCAAAAATCACAACATCACAACACATACACAAGGAGTAGTGCAACGCTTACACTAAGTAGTGCAACGCTTGCACTATAATTATCAAACAGCTTCGCTGTTTAGAAACTTTGTTGGTATGCCAGTAAAAAAGTTAAAAGAAAAGGAGGTTGCAGAAGATCTCTTTGTAAATAAATTTTGGAACGGTGCTGCCATTTGCGAATTTTTAAAATTGCAGCCAAACACTTTCAGCAAATGGCGTAATAAGGGCAATTGGGATAAGCTGCAGGAAGAGACGATAAACAACCCTGTAAAGATGCGCAGGCTTATTGCACAGCAAATGCTGATGATTGCCGGTGGAGAAAAAAGTAGCATTGATGCTGATGCTCTGGCAAAGATGTACAAGGTGTATGAAGGCATGAGTGAAAAGATAAATCCAGGCATTGCAGCCGCAATAATAAAGCTTTATGATGAATATCTGCTAAAAGCAAATCCGGAGCTCGCTGTTAAAAACTTAGAGTACAATAAAAAATTCCTCATTCACATCATAAACAAAAATGGATAGTACAAAGTACTTAAAACTGCTTAGTGATTATGATGTGCATTGTCAGCACATTATCAAAAGTGCGTCTGTTGATACATCCGAAACTGCGGCAGATAAATTAAAGCGTGTCCGCTGGCTTGAGAAAGATTATATCCGCTGGTTTGAATTCTATTTTCCGCACTACGCAAAAAAAAAGAGCGCAAAATTTCACGGCAAACTTGCCAATGCAATTATATCTGCAAAAATAATAAGGCTCATTGCAGAAATATTCCGCAGTGGTGCAAAGTCTGTTCACCTGGATATGGGCGTACCGCTTTACCTCTACTATGTAAAAAAAGAATTGTTCTTCTTTTTGCTGTTTGGCGAAACAGATCCAAAAGCGAAAATACTACTCAGCGGCCTGCAGAGTGAAATTGAAGTAAACCCCAGGCTTAAGAATGATTACGGCGAAAGGATGAAGACCGGTGATTGGAGCGATGGTAATTTTTACACCACAGATGGTGTGCGTTTTATGAGCATTGGTTTTATGGGAATGAGCCCCCGTGGTTTACGCAATGGGCCACACCGGCCAGACTATATCGTTATTGACGATGTGGACAGCAAAAAGCACATTAACAATAACCAGATAATGAGCGATGCTGTTGATTTTATAACGGAAGAAATTGAAGGTTGTTTTGATACAGACAGCGACCGTACTGCATGTGAAAGGCTTGTATATGCCAATAATAACTTCAACAAAAACAGTATAACCAACAGGCTTAAATTAAAGTACCTCGCAAATATTAAAGCCGATAAAGAAGAAGGCATTGATACCGATTACAAAATATTTACGGTAACGGCGGTTGTTGATACAATTGATTTTGTAAGCAACTGGCCGGAGAAAACCAGCAGCGAATACTGGCGCAGAAAATACAACCGAAACCCACGCAGCTTTATGCGTGAGTACATGCATGTGCATGTAACCGAAGGTAAAATATTTAAGAATGAACATTTTCAATGGACAAAAATTTTACCACTAAGTAGTTATGATGCGCTGGTGCTGTATGGTGATTTAAGTTATAAAGAAAAAGCCGATTACAAAGCCTTAACGCTTATGGGCAAAACCGGCAGGCATTACCATGTGCTGTATAATTTTTGCAGGCAGGCCAGCCGTACCGATGCTGCAGGCTGGCTGTATGATTTATACGAAGACAGAAAACTACAGAACGTAAATGTTGATTACTGGATAGAGGGCCTTTTTGCAATGGATGAGTTTGTAAGCGATTTTGATACCGAAGGCGATAACAGGGGTTACCATATTGCAGTGATGGCCGATAAGCGGGTTAACATAAACAAGTTCGACAGGATTGAAAGCATAGACGGCATTTTTATACGCCGCTGGATGTGGTTTAACGAAGCCGAAAAATTAAGCAAAGATCAGATAACGCTGATAGACCAGTTACTGGCTTTTGAAAAAGGCAGCGGTATGAATGATGATGGCCCTGATAGTATGCACGGCTGCATTAGTAAATTAAATGAGTCCACTTTTCAAAATGCTTTTGATCCTATAGTTATTAAAAGATCATTCAACGCTAAACGATACTGATATGCCAAGATTTATGAAAGACTCGGATTATGCCGGGTACATTAAAACAGAAATTAAAACAATGATCTCCGGCCCTTCTGATCTTTTTTTATTAAGAGCAGAAGACAGTGCCATTAGCACCATTACACAATATTTGGGAGGCATATACGACTGTACAGTAATTTTTGCAGCCAGCTCTGGCATACCCGATGTTAGAAACCTGCACATTATTAAAGTAGTGATGGCCCTTGCCTTATTTGACCTGTACCACCAAACCGGGGTAAAGGATGTTCCGGAGCACAGAAAAATGGCTTATGAAGATGCCATAAGCTGGCTTAAAGATGCAGGACGGGGTACTATAAAAACAACCCTTCCGGTTTTATCAGAGCAGGAAAAATCGAGCGATATCCGGTTTAATTGCACAGAGAAGCGTCAACACAAGTGGTAAACCCCGTTTAAAACCCGTTTAATCTCGTTTAAAATCAATTTTCATGAGCAAATTAGTAGAAATACCCGACTGGGTTAAAAAGGTGCCCATTTTGGGGCGTTATATGCGCCCCCTGATGACCGGTGGCGGAGTAAGTACAAGCGACCAGGACCTGATACTTAAAATTGTATCTCAGTTTAGAGATCAAAGCCGCAAAGATATAAAGCAATGGAGGGAATGCGAGGAGGCTTTTGACCACCCGGAGAATCCCAGAACTTACCTGATGCAGGATTTGTACGATTACCTGTTACCAAATGCACAGCTTGGTACTGCAACTGATATAAGAGTAGCTGCAACCCTGGGCAAAAAGTTTATTGTGTACGACCGCAAAACCAATATTGAAATACCGGAAAAAACAAAGCTTTTAGAAACTGAATGGTTTTTCAATTTTGTATGGAACTTCCTGGATACAGTTTTCAGGGGCTACACGGTTGCACAATTGCTGAACCCCGAAACAATGGAGTTCAGCTACCTGCCCAGGAGAAATATCATCCCTCAAAAAAACATGTTTGTGTTTGAGGTGGAAGGAGATAAGGGCATCAATTACAAAGAGCCTCCTTTTGATAAATCGGTAATTTCTGTTTTTTACAAAAACAAAAAGGGCATCTACAACGATATTGTTCCAAACCTTATCTGGATGAAAAATGCCAGGGAAAGCTGGAATGAATTTGCTGAAAAATTCGGTATTGCACCCATTACTGCAGAAACAAACAAAACAAACCAGAAAGACCTGGACAGGCTTGAGTTTTTATTGAAGAGTCTTGGCGAAGCTGCTACGGCCATTTTTCCGCTTGGCACTAAAATTACCATACACGACCAGGCAACAAAAGGTGATCCGTACAATGTGTTTTTAAAACAGATTGAACTGGATAAGGCAGATATAACCAAACGCCTGCTTGGTGGCACCATGCTAACAGATGATGGCAGCAGCAAGAGCCAGAGCGAGGTGCATGAGCGTGTGCATGAAAGCCTGAGCATGTTCGACAGGATGATGATAACCTTTTTGGTAAATGGATCTCTTTTCAAAATGATGCCTTCGGTATTTGGAGAGAATGACGGATTTAAGTTTGATGACAGCGAAAAAATAAGCCTGAAAGATCACTGGGAAATTACAAAGGGAATGTTAGAGACCGGGTACGAAATAGAAGACATTGAATGGGCAGCAAAAAAATTCAATGTACCGGTTACTGCTTTTAACAGAATTGTAAAAACTGCACCCGCAAATTTTAATAAAGCCAACAGCACACTGGCAGCATCGCTGTTGGCTAAAGGAGTAACGCTGCCTGTTTACAAAGCATCATCATGCGGCCACAACCATAAACCAATGCATGTTGCTGCTGATGATTTCACGGGGAACCTTTTAAGTGAGCTGAGCGATGAACTGATTAACCTGGTGTGGGATGGTAAAGATACTTTGATAACCGAAGTGCTGAAAGCAATTACCACACACCGCAGTTTATTAGATGGCCTGATGAATAGCTGGAGCGACCGGCTGTTAGATATCACTTACGATGCAACAGACCATCATTGCCTGGCTGCAATGGAATACAACCTGTTTGATTTTAGCAGGATGAAGGAGAAGGCCAATGTTTTTGCATTAAATGAACTGAAGGGCACCGCCAAAGACTTTAACGAATTCCGTGACCAGGCATTACCCTATTTAAAGAATGCCGATGTTAACCACCTGAAGACAGAATACAACCACACGTTTGCTGTAGGCCAGGGTGCAAGCCGTTACCACCAGTTTATGAGCGAGGCTGATGATATACCATACGGCATAATACAAACCGTTGGTGACGACCGGGTAAGGCCAAAACACCAGGTGTTAAATGGTAAGCTTGTTTCGCTAAAAGATGGTGGCCCCTCAATATGGACACCTTTTGATATTGGTTGCCGTTGCGAAATACTGCAGTACCTGGATAAGATTGATAAGGCGCAGGTTTTAAGCAGTGAAAAAATGTATGAGTTAATTGGTAAGCAAACCGGCGATAAATGGACAGGCAACCGTGGCAAGGATGAAGAGGTATTTAAGGCAAATGAAATGTACATTAAATCGCACGGCCTGGCAGAAGACCTTAACAAGCTTACTTACCACAATTACAAACTGCCTGCTTACGATACGGTGAAAGAAAACTATCCTTCTATTGCCCTGGATAAAACAATTACCAAAAAGAATGTGCAGGAATTATTTACTGCAGAAAAAGGTAAGCAGTACATGGGCTTTGATGATTACATGGGCCGTAAAATGATTTTAAAGAAGAAAGTATTTGACGACCAGGTGACTAAACAGAACAGGCACCAGTTGTTTGCAAAAGTGCAGGATGCATTGAGCGAACCTGATGAGGTTTATTACAGCAGCTATGGCAAAGGAAAGTTTGAAACCAAATATGTAAAGTATTACAACGACAGTGTGATGGTAGTACCTGCAACCTTGGGAAAAACAAATATTGAAATTAATAGCTGGTACGAAATGGATAATGAAGCTGCTACCAGGAAGGGCTATTTGATACATAAAAAAAGCGGGAAGTAATCCCTTCTTTTTTCTGCACAGCAGCAAAGAGAAGTTTGAATGGATTACTTACCGCCTCCGGAATCTGATCAGAACACGAAGCTAATAAAAATTTGAGTATGAAAGGAACCATTATATTTTTTGCAATACTGCTTTTGGCTTTAGCAGTGTTTGTAATTGCGAACTTTTTAAATCAATAACATGGACGGACAAGCAAGGATTAATGTTATCCTGGAACTAAAGAACAAAGTAAAGACCGGCATGAGCCAGGCCAAGCAATACATCAACAAAAATGTAAACGAAATTAAAGACCGCATTGGTAGTTTAAAAGAATCTACAGTGCAGGCATTTAGCAGCATGGCGGATAGTGTTCCCGGATTCGGGAATGTGATAGGCATGCTAAAAAATCCGCTGGTGATAGTCACAGCGGCTGTAGTGGCCTTAGCTGGTGCATATAGCAAAGCGAGTGCAATGGCAGGAGACTTTGAACGAAGTATGCTGAAAGCCAATGTAACCGCACAAGAGAGTAAGCCAGAGCTTGCAGCAACATCATCAAGGGTTCTGGATATTGCAGGTAATAGTACAATAAAGAATGCTGCAACTTCAGCACCTGATGCGTATAACATACTCCTAAGTGCTGGCATGGAAAAAGAAACCGCTTTAGCAACACTCAATCCAACTTTGCAGGCTGCTAAAGCAGGCTATGCCGACATAGCTGTTGTAGCGAGGGCGGCAGCAGCAAGTATGAACAGTAGTGGTATAAAAGATGCAAACAGGATTTATGATATATTATTTGCAACACTCAATAAGGGTAATGCCGAATTCGCTGATATTGCCAATTACCTGCCCAAAATAATACCGGTTGCAAAAAACGTTGGTATAAATATGGAACAGGTGGCCGGTGCTTTTGCATACCTAACTGCACAAGGCCAAACCAGCGAGCGAAGTGCAACATTACTGGAAAATGCTTTTAAAGTTTTAGCTGACCCTGATAAGGTAAAAAAGTTTGAAAAAATTGGTGTAAGCATTTATGATCAACAAGGCCAGGTTAAACCTTTAGTAAGTATTGTAGATCAGTTAAATCTTGCTTTAAACGGCCTTAGCGATGAGAAAAGAACCAAGGTACTTGATAGCCTTGGTTTAGACTCAGAAGCTGCCAGCGCCTTTAGTGCCATGAGCCAGGATGCAGGTAAATTTAAAGAGATCATTGATGCTACTATAAACAGTCAGGGGCAATTAAATAAAGCAATTGAGAGTTCATCTTCCCCTATGGATAATTGGGTAAAAATGGGCAACAAGGTTGATGTGATGTGGATTAAAGTTGGTGGTCATGTTAATGAAACTTTAGGAAGACTTGGAGAAGAGATATTGCCTTACGTTGAGAGTGGCCTCGGAATAGTGGAAGATACTTTAACCGGGATTTGGGATGTAATAGATAATGTTGGTTCTGCAATCTGGAACGCTATAAAGCCGCAGGTTGAGTTTTTAAAAAATAGTGGGCTTATAAACGATATGTGGTGGCTTATTAAAGGCACTTTGCAAACGCTATGGGACTTTACATTAACTGTTGGCTCTGCTATAAATGACATTTACCAAAACACTTTAAAGCCAATATTTGAAGGTGTTACAGAAGCGTATAAGAGCATTAAGGCTATTGCCGGGGATTTTAAACAGGGGTTTGATGATATTAAATCTGTGTTTACCGGCAAAACAATAGACAGCTACAAGGAAAAATACGCAGCCGGTAAAGTATCGTGGAATGATATAGTAAAGGAATTTGGATTAGAATCGGCTAATCAAAACTTTCCTGAGATAGCCTCCCAGAAGAAAGCCTATGACGACAATTACAAATCATTCATATCTGGATTAAAGCCTGCAACAAACCTGTTGGCTGGTAATGGTACTGATACTAAAACAAACAGGAATCTTTTAACGCTTGATAAAGATAAAAAGAAAGATGGTGGTGGTATTACCGGTGGCCAGCAAACACGCATCATCAACATAAATAAACTGAGTGTGGTAGATGGCAATTTTATTAGCCAAAGCCCTGAGCTTGCCAGCATGGGCAAAAAAGAAATTGAACGCTTTTTAGAAGAGTTATTGCAAAGGGCCATGCAGGGCCTTGTACGCAGTGCAACATAATGGATATAAAAGAAACCATAGAGTTTACAAAAATTATGGATGGCCTTAGCAGGCTATACCCGAAGCTGCCTAACTATGCAGCCATTACTGCAGTAAATTTTTATAAAGAACGGTTTGTGGTGCAGCGTGATATTTATGATAAGCCTTTAAAGAAACGTACCAGCGATACCAAAAAGGATAAAGGCCGGGCCATTGAAGTAAAGAGCGGAAGGTTTAAGCGTGACATTCAAAAAATACTGGTTACTGATACCCGTGCCATTGTTGGCACTACCAGGCTAACAGCACCTTATGCCAAAGCACAGAATGAAGGCTTTAAAGGTACTGTAACTGTAAGGGCGCATGGCCGCAACCGCTATAAAAAAGTAAAGGAGGCTTACACCGATAAAAACGGCAGGGCACGTAACAGAACAAGCAAACAGGTTGATACGGATAAAGAAAAAATACAGGTAGGCACATTCAGGCGTAACATGAATTTGCCTGAGCGGCGTGTAATGGGTGTAAGCCCGCTGGTTGATAGAAGGATACAAAAAACAGTTACATCAAAGATCATCGAAAACATAAAAGAAAACAGCAGCTATGGACCATCTCATTAAAAAAGTGTACCAGTTGTTTGAAGATAACAACCAGGAGTTAATTGATAAAGGCCTGCAACCGGTTGGTACTATTGACCGCTACCGTGGGCAAACTTTAAACCCGGAGCAATTTGAATACTATGCCATACCGGCCATATTTATTGGCTGGAGAATTAAGTGGGAAAGAAACGGCAAAACCTATAAAGGCAATGCCTCCATTGATTTTCATATAGTAACAGAAGAGCCCTGGGGAACCGATAACAAAAGCACAAACGTAGATGATGCTTTAAAAAACGCCTTCTTCCACAAGGCTGTACAAAAGATGCTGGATGATTTAGAGAGTGAAGATACCGGCAAGCTGCAGCGTGGGGATGATGTACCTGTTGATACCGGTGTTATCTGTTATACTATACTTGGTTATAACTGCACTGTGTATGATGAGGTTGGTACAGACACATTCCAGTTAAGCGAAGATCTTACTTTAAATATCACAGGTAAGTTGAAAAGGAAGTTTTTGCCATCAGAATAAACCAAGCCAGCGAAGCACTGCACCAATTAGTGCAATAGTTGCACCAAAAATTAAAAGAGTTTTTACATAGTCTTCTCTGCTGTTATATCGTCGATTGTTCTTTGACATAAGGTTATTACAAAAATGCTATACTAATAAGCTTCCAATTATTATTATCAGCATCATCACCTCCGGTAAATTGGAGTTTTACCTGGTAAGTTTTTTCTAATGCTACATTGTACAGGTTTTTAAACTTTACTGTTGATTGTACAAAATAAGTTTCGCCACTTTCTTTACGGCACTTATAATCGTATGTAGGAAAATCTGCCGTGCGTGGTGCATCCAATTTTCGTTTTACATATTCCTGCGAAATAATAAAGGCCATTGTGCAGTTGTCTTTTTTATCAAATGATTTTTGTTCTGTTTGTTGTGGTTGTTTAAGATATCCAGGTGGCTTATCTCTAAACACTTCGAAAACAAACGCAACTCCTATCATTATTAGAACAACCCATACCCACATTTTAGTTTTCTTTTCCATGATCGTAAAATTACTTTTTCTTTTTTTCGGAAGTTTGGTATAAAGAAAGTTGAGTTTGTAAGGCGTCTATTTTTTCCTGCAATATCTGTATTTGAACTTTATTTAGTTCCAGCATTTTTTCTTGATTGGCTATTATTTTCCGATTATGCTGGTTAACCATATTATCTGTCGCCTTTGTATCATCCAACAACATTTCTCCATGTCCGCTAAGCAACCAGACTGGGTTTAAGTCAAAATAAGTTGATAGAATCCTTGTTAATATTTCTGTTCCTATAGAAGCTTCAGAGTTTATCTGCTTACTAATGTAACTCTTGCTGAGTTTTAAATCTTCGTCTGCTTTTTTATAAGATATCCCTTTGTGTTTTAAGTAATCCTTAAAATATATAATTGGCTTCATGAAAATAATTTATCAATTTATTTGGTGAATCACCAAATACTCCTATCTTTGATTCCGGAACTCAGAACATCCAAATTTACAACAACGCACGAATCAAACAATACCTCAAATAGGGTAGTATGACTAAAAAGCTAAATAATAAAACTAAGCATGATACAACAGCCGCTGAGATCGCTACGCTTTTTAATTGCACTGACCGGTATGTTAGAATGTTAATAGCGGATGAGGACTCCAAGCGGTATAAAGGAGATCGTGCTAAAATGATAAGAAAAGCCTATTGGCAGCTAAAGGCTGGTAAAAACAAATTGCTGCAAAGCGTCTCGAAATTAGTTCCATTTCTAAAAGCAAGTTAAACACCATGAGAAAAAAAATAACGATTCAACCTATTTATTCTTTTAAAATAAAAGGTACTCCTGTTATTGTTAAGATGAAAAAAGTGGCGAAGTCAACTTTAATATCTATCAGTGATAATTATACAGGTGGAGGCTTAGGGGCTGGAATGAATATTCATCAGCTTAATATTAAAGAAGGTTATGCATATCTCAGAATTAAAAGCGCCCCTACTTCTGTTTCAAGGATATTGAATTTTTTATTAGTTGGCAAAATAATAAAAGAAGAGATTATAGAATATAACCATAAAGGCCGTGATTATGTTAAAAATGAGATTGCCAAGAAGTTTAATATTGATAGTCATCAAGTGTGGAAAATCATCAAAGATAAAAATGGCCTTGTTTTTAATTCTAAAGTGGATAAAGAAATCAGATCTTCTTTTGCTTCATTGAAACAAACTGTAATAGATGAAAAAAAAGAGAATAACCAATCCTTAAATTTTGTGGGGAAATTCGATACCACATGCTCAGAAGTTGCTTCAATATTTAAATGCAGTTACAGCTACGTAAAAAAGGTGATTCGTGATGCTGAAAAAAATAACTATAAAGGAGAGCGAGCAAACTCCATTCTCACTACCTACCATAAATTAATTGAAGGTAAAAAAAATCTATTAAAATCAGTTCAGGGATAAGCAAATGAGCGGCTTTGATGTGGCCGCTCTATTTTAAAACAAACAATGCAAAACATGATCATCAGCCCTCACGATATCATTATTCGCAAACCCGCAAACGAATTACCGCAGGTATGGTTAAGCGAACAATTTTTACTTAACAATTTGCAGGGTTTAAGTAAAACATACCTTGATGTTAAAGCAAGGCCGGTGTATAAAAACAGCGTAACTGCCTGTTATAGAAAAAACACCTGGTTGCCCGATACCGGTAAAAGCTGGCGATGGGCAAAAGTAAATGGTAAGTTTTATTACGCATACGATAACCTGCCCGACAAAATGCCCAACAATTATTTAGGGCAACTACCATCCCGCTTAAAGCTTATTGAGCTTAGCAAAGAAGCAGAACAGCAACAGGAGCAAACACCGGTTGAAACATTTGTTACAGAGTTTATAAACAATAATTACAAAAGCTTTTATCCATCCTATGGGCAATGCACAAAAACGCAAAGAGAAAACCTCAGCAAAGCTGCAGCAGCACTTACAGCAGCAGCCAACTTTACAAAAATATCCGGTAACGCCACACACGTTGCCCAGGCCGTTAGCAGTTTACTTAGACGGGAGGGCTACAGTTACCTGCCCAAACATCCCCGAAATTTCGCCAAGGTTTTGCAGGAAGCGATAAAAGGCACACCTGCCGAAACAATAGTTAAACTACCCCGTACCGGCAACCAGAATGCAAGCCTGCATTGCGATGATGAAGAAGTAAAAGCATGGATAACCACCATGTGCGATAGTGGCCGCAATTACAGCATAGCACATATTAACCGCAAGGTTGAGTATATGTGTAAGCTTTGCGAAAAGCCTGTACCAAGCAGCCGCTGGGTTAGCGATTTTGCCAGCAGCTACAATATTGAATACATTACTGCCGCCAATAAATATGGTGCCAAAGGCAGGCACGGCAATGCCTTTAGAAGCAGCATTACTTTAAAGAATGCACTTTACGCCGGTGACTGCTGGCAGGTAGATGGCACCAGGGTAAACTTTATAGATTTTAAACTGAATGGCAACAATGTATTCCTTTACATAGTAGCCGTTCGTGACGTACACAGCGGCGATATTTTGGGCTACAGTTTTGATATAAGTGAAAACCGCTGGGTGGTGCATAATGCCCTTAAAATGGCTGTAGAGACTGCTGGTTATCTTCCTTATGAATTACAGATGGACAGGTTTCCCGGACACAACACCGAAGAAATGAAAAGCCTGTTTGAAGACCTGGAGAACCGTGGCGTAAAATTAACCGTTGCGCATGTGGCCACCGGTAAGGCAAAACTGGAGCGTTGGTTTAGCACCCTGCAACAGGTGTTTATGATGGGCAGCGATTTTTATTATGGCGAAGGCGTAATGAGCCGAAATAAGTTTGCACACCGCAGTAAAGAACAATTGCTGCAGATGAAAAAAGCAGCTAATGCAGATGGATGGAATTTTGATGCCGCAGTTGATGAGGCCTGCAAAGTGGTAGAGGCTTACCGAAGCACTAAATTAAGCACTTACAGCCGCCGCTACCACGATGTTGATAATACGCCTGCAGGCCTGCACGAGGCCAGCGAAAAACCCAATGTAAAATATGTTGAGCCTCAGCAGATCGTTTACCTGTTTGGCCTGCGTACACAGCGCAAGTTTATGGGCGAGGGTTTGATAAGCATCGACATCAACAAATATCCTTTCAGCTTTAGATGTGCAGACCCTAATGTAGTAAGCAGGCATGAAACCGTTACGGTGTGTTATACGCTGGATGATCTTAGCCAGGTACATATTTATGCAATAACTGATACCGTATTAAAGCCTTACTTGGGCGTAGCCAAAGAAAGCAGCGTGCAGATGTATGGCCCCGATGCTGAGTGGGGCAAGCTGAATGAGCAAAAAGCCATCATTAAAAATTTACAGGAAGAGAAACAAAAGGTATTAGCCATGAAGCTGGCTGTAGGCAGTGAGTTTAACCTGCTGCTGAGCGGTGCCATACCAAAGCATGAGTATGAGCAAAACGAAACAATGGTTTTGGTGAACAGCTTTAAAGAAACCGATACAGATAACCTGGATGATTTTGACATTAGAAACCAGTATTGATATGCAACAACAAATTTGTACAGAATGCGGAGTAGCAAGCGATGTGCTGATAACAGATTACCGGCACAACGTAAACAACCAAATGGTTGTGGTAATAAAGAACGATGAGCATTTATGTGGCAACTGTGCAAGCCGTAGAAAGTACTACGGCGATTTAAAAAGCATTAATGAACGGTTTATAAACCAGGCAAAAAATAACTGATGGAACGCAACACACGCACAACACTAATCATGCTTGAACCCGGCGACCGCTTTTATAAAACCGCCGATAAAAAGAAAACAGTTATTGAGGTAATTGAATTTGTGAGAGACCCGAAAAGAACCCTGCTTTCTGTAAAGGTTTGCCCGGCTGCAATGAAGGGTAATCCATCAGGCCCTTCGTATGTAAGCCCTGGTACTGCAACCAAGATGGACGTGATCTTTTTACGAAACGTTGATGACAAATAAAATTCTACTAACCATAAACATCTACTCCAAATGAGCGAAACAATCAAATTAACCGATGCCGACAGAACAGAGATCATCCGGCTGATCAAACTAAAAGAACAGCAACTGGGCAGCTTTAACGCCGTGGCTACTTTCTGCAAAGTAAGCGGTGCAACCATTAGCCAAATGACGGGCAATGTGTACAAAGTGAAAGGTGATGATATGTGGCTGAACGTTGCGGCAAAGCTTGGCTTTAAAC